GCCACTGGCCTCGGAAAGACGACCATCTTCTGCGAGTGGGCACGACGTCGGCACGCTCGCCACGGCGGTCGCGTGCTTGTGCTCGCGCATCGCGAAGAGCTGGTCAATCAGGCTGCCGAGCGACTGCGCAAGCAGATCCCAGGTGTCGAGGTCGGCATTGAAATGGCGGGCCAGCGCACATCGGCGCTGATGCCGCAGCCCTTTGTCGTCGCGAGCGTGCAGACCCTCTCGATGGCGAAGCGGCTCAAGCGATTCCAGCCGTGGGACTTCACGTCGATTGTCGTGGACGAGGCGCATCACGCCACGAGCGGAAGTTATCGAACCATCCTCGATCACTTCCACGCGGCGCAGGTGCTCGGCGTCACGGCCACGCCCGACCGTCGCGACAAGGTGGGGCTCGGCCATCTCTTCGATTCGTGCGCGTATCGCATGGACATCTTTGACGGCATCGATCGCGGCTTCCTGTCGCCGATCGTCGCGAAGCAAGTCGTCGTCGAGCATCTCGACATCTCTCGTGTGCGCTCGCGCGCGGGCGATTTGACGGCCGCTGACCTCGAGCAAGCGATGACGAATGACCGCGTGCTGCACGAGATTGCAGGGCCGCTTGTCAAGGAGGCAGGCTCGCGCAGCACCATCGTATTCACGCCGACTGTTGCGACCGCGAAGGCGCTCGTGAACGTGCTGGCGGCCTATACGAAAGCGCACGCAGCGGTCGTCCATGGCGAGACGGAGAGCGAGACGCGAAAGCAGGTGCTCGCCCAGTACGAGAGCGGCGACATCCAATTCCTTGTCAATTGCGCGGTGCTCACCGAAGGCTTCGATTCGCCGCGCACGAGCTGCATCGGCTTGGCTCGACCAACGGGTTCGCGCGCGCTGATGACTCAGTGCATCGGCCGTGGAACGCGCCTGTTCCCCGGCAAGGAGAACCTGCTCGTCGTTGACTTCGTCGGCATGGTCGGCACGTCGCATCACCTGTGCACGCCCGAAGAAGTTCTGATGGGCGAAAACCCTCTGCCGGAGATGTGGCAGGACCGGATGCGCGAGCTGTCGGAACAGGGCATGAGCCTGGACCGTGCCTATGCGCAGGCCCAGCGCGAGAGCAAGGAGGCCGAGCGTGCCGCGCGCGAACTTGAGCGGATGCGGAAAGAAGAGGACGCACGGCGACGAAACGCGAAGGTGTACGCGGATGCGCGCTATGCGGCGCAGCGCGTTGACCCGTTTGGCAACAACTTCGGCAAGGCGCTGGTCCTTCCGCAGAACGACGGCGGCTCGCCAATGAGCGACAAGCAGCGCGCGCTGCTCGAAAAGTTTGGGATCAAGAACGCGTCGATGTCGCACAAGCAGGCACATCAGGTCATTGGCGCGCAGTTCGCGCGCATCAAGAAAAACCTGTGCACGCTGAAGCAAGCGCGCAAACTAACGGAGTACGGCTACGACACGAGTAACCTCACGATGTCGCAGGCCAGCGGCCTGCTTGACGCCATCGCGGGCAACGGCTGGACTCGCGGCTCCGGCCCTCGCTTCGACCAGCCGTGAAAAGCGCTTGACGCCCGCAGCGATTCGCGGTAGTGGATTCGCGGGCAGTCGATCTTGAGTCGGCTGGGTGGACGTAGGGACTCCACCACTTCGCGATGGCGACCGAGCATACCGGCGACGGGGTGCGACGAAGCCGAGCAAGACACCGCCCCCCAACCAGAACCGAAGCGCCTTATGCGCCGACGACTGGGCTCCGGTGCTAGCACTCGCTAGACCCGATGGGGGGTAGGGGGGTCTTGCTCGGCTCCCTCGCTCCCGGTTAGAGGGGACGCCGGCTGGTGGCTCGGTGGCTCGGTGGCCTTGGATCGGATGCCTTTGTCTTAGCTGGCCGGTGGCCGGTGGTGTGTCTGCTGAGGGAGCACGACATGACGCGAGACGATCAGCAGGCGGCGCATCTCTTTGACCGCGCGGGCGGTGTGCTCGAGCAGGCGTGGCACGACGTCGTCGAGTGCGCTGACGATGAGCGCGAGTCGGCGCTGCACGCGGCCATCCAGACGACGTCGCTGCTGGTGCTGACTGGCGAGGTCACGTTGGGCCGCGCGTTCGACGAGTACCTTTACGTCGAGGCGGCGTACCGCTGCGGCGTGCACGTCCGCGAGATTCGGCAGCGGCTGGCCGGCACGATGACGCGGCTGCGTGTGCACGCTGGCCTTGCGCGATGACGGCCACCACGCACCGCTGGGTCGCAGGCGGCATGAGCGAGGTTGGCGAGCGTCTCGTCGCGTGCTCGCGCTGCGGGATGCGCCGCCACTGGCTGGGCGCGCGCGACGAATGCGCGGCGGCTGAATCGCGCGTCGCTGACGCGGTGGACGCTTCGACGGCGACGACCATCGAGCTGCGCTGGCGCGGGCCCTACAGGCGCGAGGCGGCGCGTCCCTGCCGTCGATGCGGGGCGCTCTTCATGCGGCCCGTCGCGATGAACGTGGCGCACTTCTGCGGCCCCAGTTGCGCTCGCGAGCACAAGCTCGCGCGCATCAGCGCACGCGTCGCGGCTCACGCGCAAAGGCAGCGCACCGATGCGCGATGACGATGACGACGACGACGTCGCGAGCGGCGCGTATCTCGAGCACCTGTGGTCTGACGACGGGCGACTCGACACGGGCGAATCGCGCGCGCGATGCATTCGGTGCGGCACGGCACAGCACTGGCCAGCAGGCCGCGCAAGCTGCGTCGTCGTGCTTGCGCATGTCGCAATGACAGACTTCGATCCGCTGCCGCTGCGCGAGGGCCAGTGGCCTGGGCCGTATTCGACGGACTCTCCGCGTGAATGCCAGAACTGCTCTGCGCCATTCAAGCGGCCTGTCACGCATGGCGCGACGCGCTCGTGCTCGCCTGTGTGCAGCCGAGAGGTCAAGCTCGCGACCAATCGACGGCTGCGCGCTGAGGCTCGCGCTAAAAAGCACGGCGCATGAGACAGCACTCCTACTACGCCGATGGCAATCGCGACGACGGCAAGCCGCTCATGCGCTGCTACGGCTGCGGCATCGCGCAACACTGGCCCGCTGCTAGCGGCGAGTGCAGTTTCGCGATGACGAAAAACGGCCACGTCAACGCGCCGTCGCAGGGCACGCGGCACTGGCCGGGGCCGTATCGTCGCGAGGTGCCGCGCCCGTGCAAGCACTGCGCGGAGCCCTTTGTGCGCGCGACGTACCAGAATCGCGTGCGCTACTGCGGCCCGCTGTGCTCGGTGGAGGCCGCGCAGAAACGCAACGCGACTGCGGCTCGAGCTCGTGCCGGGAGGCTGCGCTGATGGCGCGCGCGCATCGATGGCAGGACGACGGCCAGCTCGAGGACGGCGACCAGCGGAGACGGTGTGCCCGCTGCGGAGTGTGCGCGCACTGGGTGGCAGCGCGCGCCAACTGCGAGCTGTTCGTGAATCCGCCGTCGCGCACGCCGCGCCCCAAAGCGTGGGTGATTAGCGTGACGTGCGCGATGTGCGGCGCAGCCTTCACGCGGCACGAGAAGGTGCTGCATGTCCGGTACTGCGGCGACGAATGCAGCCTTGAGGCGCGGCGCGAATCGACGCGCAAAGCGCAGGCGCGCTATGTTGCGCGCAGACGGGAGGCCCGATGCAGCTGATCATCTTTGAGGGGTGCGTGACGTGTCCCTTCACCGCCACCGACATCGTCGGCGCAAACGAGCACTCACTGCGCATCGAGCACTCGTGCACCGTGCGCGATGGTCGCGTGATTCTCGCGAGCGATGACCTTGCGTCGGAGCCGCCAGAGGTGCCGCCGCGCTGGTGCCCGATGCGCCTCGAGCGCGTCACGGTCGAGCTGTCCATCCAACCCGACAAGACGAGCAACTGATGCCTGGACACCTTCCACCGCAGTGCGCCATTCATCCCGGCTTCCTCGCGCGCTCCTGCGCCGCGTGCGAACTCGCGTCCAGCAACGTGGCATTCCGCGAGCGCCCGCATACCGCCGAGCAACGCGCTCACTTGGGCCGCACGAGCAACCAGTCGAAGGCGTCGCGCGCGCAGTCGGAGGCAGATGCCGCAGAGCGTCGCGAGGACTACGCGCGGCAGGAAGCGGCGTCGGCGATGCGCGGGCAGATGCGATGATGCGAATCGAGTTCACCGTGCCTGGCCCCGTCGTGCCGTGGCAGCGCGCCGCCAGCGTGGGCACGCGCCGCTACACGTCCACGAAGCAGCGCGGGTATCAGGCGTCGGTGCGCATGCACGCCCTCGCAGCGCGCCCGCGTGGGCCGTGGCTGCCGAGCAAGGCGCAGCGGTATCGCGTGGACGTCGAGGCGTATCTGCCTGACGAGAGGCGGCGCGACTTGGACAACGTCGCGAAAACCATTTTGGACGCGCTCAACGGCGTGCTGTACCTCGACGACTCGCAGGTTGTGACGCTGCTCGTCGCGACGCACGTGGACCGCGAGAGGCCGCGCGTCGAGGTTACCGTCGCGGAGGTCGAGCGCGAGGTCGTGCCCGCGCCAAAGAGCCGCCAGCGCGCCCGCAAGGCTATCGCGTGAGACGGCCCGCAAAGAGCGCGTGGAGCGTGGATGCGCGCGAGCTCCTCGCCGAGCACGTCGCAGAGGATGCGCTCATCGAGACGCTCACGACGACGCCGTACATCGAGACGCTGTCGGCCGAGACGGTGCGTCGTCGCGAGCGCGAGCAGACAGAGGCGACGCGCATGGCGCTGCGCATCCTCCAGCGCGAGGCCCGTGGCGAGAGTGAGCACGCGCCGTTTCGCGGGGTGCTCGGCGCTCTTCGCGCGCTCGACGAGGTACGCATGGACGGTGCGCCGGTGCGCTCGTCGTCGTCGCCGTCGCGCTTTGAGCCGGAGCACCGTGGGTCGTCGGGCACCGCGCAGGGAGACGCCGGCCAGCGCGCAGTCGAGCGCATCGCGCCGGTCGCGCGGCAGTGGTCGCGATGCCTGGGCGATGGGTGGACGCTCTCGACGTACCCGGTAGCCACGGCACTCAGCGGCCCGCAGGCTCGCGCCGTCGTCGTCTGGGCGACGCTCGGTGTGCCCGGCTCGATGCTGCCGCTACAGAGCCCGCTAGCGCGATTCGGTGAGGGCGCGCGCCAGAAGCAGCCACGCGCCCGCATGGCCGTGCGTGGGCGTCCGCGCGATGGGCAGGACGTCGATCGCTACGCCGACCCGTCGCCGCGCGAGGTGGCCGACTACGCCAGCGCGCAGCTCGGCGTCGAGGTGCCGGTCGGGCAGGTAGTGGCGCTGCGTCGCGAGGGCATCCTCGAGCTGTACCAGCGACTAGAGGCACGCGGGCTCATCCCGCGAGACGGGAGACTTGCGACGATGGCAGCGGAGCGATCAACACCGTGGGACGTGCAGGGCTGGCAGGAGATCGCAATCGTGCTGGGGTGCTCGCCACGCACAGCGCAGTCGGTAGCGGTACGTGCAGAACGGCCAGCGCCGACGTACAAGACCTACGCAGGCGTCGTCGCGGTGCGCGCGGAACTCGCGGAGTGGATGGCAGGCGAGATGAGGCGCGCGCGATGAATCGCAGAACGTCGCGCATCGTCGCGAATAGTCGCGCATCAATGCGAGGCAAACGGCTTGCGAGAGGGGCTGGTAGTGTGCGTCGCTCAAAATACCGCGAGGACCATGGCGCGTAAGAGCATGATCGATGAGGCGTTCACGCAGCGCGTATGTGCGCGAGTGCGGAACGGGCTGCGTCTGCAATCTGCGCTCGAAGCAGAGGGCATCGACAAGCGGAACCTCGAGTACTGGAAGCGCGAAGCAGAGCGCGGAAACCAGCAATACTCGGATTTCCTCGCGGCCGTCGCAGGCGCTCGTGCGCAATTCGAGTCGGAGACGCTCGACGTCATCAGGCTCCAAGCGACGCCCACTGACCACGGCGAGATCCAAGATTGGAAAGCGCGAGCGTGGATGCTCGAGCGCATGATGCCGGAGGCGTACGCGCCGAGTCAGACGATGGTGCTCAAGGCGCAAGACCAAGCCGCGCAGGACGTGCTTGAGGTCGCGCGCGAGGTGCTGCCGTCGCAGTGGTACGCGGCGCTGCTGGCGGCGCTGTCGGGCGTCGGCGAGGCTGATGCGCAGGCTGATGGCGACGAGGGCGACGAGGCCCACTGATGTCGCAGGGTGGCTTTGTTCGCGAGCAGATTCGCGCGCGCAAGCTACAGCGGGCGCGGGGTAGTCTGGCTGCTGTCGCGGCGCTGCGACTCGCGGAGATACAGGCCGCAGCGTCACCGACGAAGCGCGACCTCCGCGCGCGCCTGCCGCTCGTGGAGTACGTGCCCGCGCTGTCACCGCGCTGGTCTGCGCCGCACCATCTCGCGCCGGTGGCCGAGCTCTTCGAGCGCGCCATTCGCGGAGAGGTCGTGCGCGCGTGCGTGTCGGTGCCCGCGCAGTTTGGGAAAACCACGCTGATTCAGCACGGCATCGTCCAGGCACTCTCGAGGCAGCCGACGTGGCCTATCGTCTACGCATCGTATTCGGCCGACTTCGCGCACGACCGCAGCAAAGAGATTCGCGACCTCGCGCGTGAGGCGGGACTAGCTCTTCGCGACGACACGAGCGCGGCTGGACGCTGGCGGCTGGTCGAGGGTGGCGGTCTGCTCGCAACGGGCATCGGCGGTCCGCTGACCGGATACGCGGCGCAGATCGTCGTCGTCGATGACCCGCACAAGAATCGCGAAGAGGCTGAGTCGCGACGCGAGCGCGACAAGGTCGAGGACTGGCTGCGGAGCACGGCGCTCACGCGCATCAGCCCAACGGGCTCGTGCGTGGTAGTCCATACTCGATGGCACCCAGACGACCTCATCGGCCGCCTCGAAAGCGATGGATGGGAGACGGTCAACCTACCGGCCATTACCGATGACGACGAGTCGCTGTGGCCGTCGCAGAGGCCGCGCGAGTTCCTGCGCCAGCGCGAGCGCGAGGTCGGCCCGTACGAGTGGGCGGCGCTCTACATGGGCCAGCCTCGAGCACGAGGCGGCGCGGTGTTCTCGGCGTCGCCGACGACGTACGCGACTGCGCCCACGGAGCTGTCGCGCGCGATCGGCCTCGACCTCGCGTACAGCGCACGCACGAGCGCCGACTGGTCGGTGGCTGTCGTGATGGGCAAGCACGGCATCGGGCCGGATGCGCGGTATTACGTCCTCGACGTGATGCGCGAGCAGATGCGCGCGAGCGACTTCGCGCTGCGGCTCGGTGAACTCAAGGCGCGCTGGCCGCACACGGCGACGCGCATCTACGCAGGCGGCGCGGACCGTGGCGCGCTCGACTTCCTCGCGCTGCCGCCACCTCGCGGAGTGGGCCTCAGTGTCGACGTGAAGCCCGCGCTCGGCGACAAGTACAGCCGCGCGACGCCCTTCGCCGCAGCGTGGAATGCGGGGCGCGTGCTCGTGCGCGAGGGCGCTGCGTGGACGCGTGACCTGTGCGACGAGGTCGCCCGGTTCACCGGGCAGAACGACGCGCACGATGACCAGGTGGACGCGCTCGCGGCGGCCTTCGACTTGCTCTCAGAGATGCACGTCGGCTCACCAGTCGCGAGTGCTGGCCGTCGCGTGAGCGCCGACCTCATGCGCGATTACGCGCCGCGCGATGGACGCGGCCGAAAGAACTACTGGGGCTGACGCCCTCGGAGCAATACCGATGACGACTCCCCGCAAGCCGCGTGCGACGATCACTGTCGCAGCCGCCACGCCAGAGCCGATGGGCGCGACGACGCGTATCCCTGAGCTGGGCCGCGTCATCCGTCCGCAATCTCTCAGCGCGATCAGCGGCCGTGCGCTACAGCCGGTGTCGCCGGGGCGCATCAGCACCGCGTTGCGCGAGCTGGATTTCGGTAACTACGAGTACTGGGCAGACATGGCGACGCAAATGCGCCGTGACCCTGTCGTGCGTCGTGCGTATTCGACGCGCCGCTCGTCGGTGGCAGG